CACCTTTAAACTCAGGGTAAACTACGCCTGTTAATGAAATTGCATCTTCACCCGGTCCTAAATACTGTAAGTTATCCCAACCGCCAAAAACTGATTGCTCTCCCCACTTATAATTTGTAGTGCGGTTTAATTCTTGATATGCAGCGGTATAAATACAAAATTTAAAAGTGCCAAGGCGCATCATTGATAAATATGTACCGTAAATTTGACCATCCATTATTGTGCATACCCCGCATCTATCATGGAACCACGCTGAGCCACACCATTTGCTCTATTAATTTTTTGCATCACAATATTGGCAATTTCATTTGGATTTTGCCCTGGTGCAGCATGAACTGTAATTGGTTGATTAAAATGCTGTGTTACTGATGGCTTAATACCACTTGCTCCACGAATTTGTGGTGCTGGTCCTGTGCGATAAGGAACTGATGCTCTTGGCTGTGACGTCGGTGTGTTTTTTGTGCTGTTTCCAAAACCTAATGAGTTTTTCACAGCGCCAAAGAAACTACCCACTGTTGGTGTTTTATTTGCCAGTTCCGCAACCTTTCCAATAATTCCGCCAATATTCTTGTGAATCCATGACAGACTATCAACTAACAAGCGAACTGGTGTGAGTGCTAACGTAATTCCATTACCTACAATTTTACCGAATGACTCGCCCGCACTAGTCGCAGACTTTAATTGATCTTCTGTTGCCTTAGCTGGTGATAACAGTTTCACGAACCAATCATAAACAATTCCAATGCCACGACCTATTAATTGAATACAGGTTCAAGTCCTTGTTTTAAACCAGTCCAAAAACCACTAAAGAAGGCTTTGATTCGATCCCAATATTTATAAATTAAAACACCTGCTGCAACTGCAGCTGCTGCCGCAAGTCCCCACGGCGTGCGTAATAAAATAAATCCTACTTGTTTCACTATTGGAACAACCATACCAAAGGCTGATTTCAACAAACCTATTGGATTAAGTAAGGCTTTGAATGCTTTACCTGCAATACCACTAGATGCGGAAAATCGTGTGAACACACCAAATAAAGATAAAATAGGTGATTTAATTGCAAAAATCGCCAACTTTGCTACTAACATGCCGACTTTAAAAGCACCTAGTGCTACCACAGTGCTAACAATCACTTTCGTAAGCTTTGGATGTTGTTGTGACCAGTCTGCAAATACTGAAACCACGTTTCCAACACTAGACATAATCGAGTTCACAGCAGGTAATAAAACACTACCGATATTGACAGCTAACTCAGAGCCTCGGTTTTTAAATGTTTGCCACTGTGCCTCGGTTGTTTCCATTCGAGCCTTAAACTCTCGACTCATACTTCCACTTGCATCGCTACTTGTAGAAAGGCGTAATTGTTTTTCTAACTCAGCCCTATTCTCCATTAATTTAGAGAATGTATCCCAATGTTCAGCACCAAATAACGTAGCCACCGCATCTATTTGAGATGTTTGCCCATCCTTAGCAATCTTTGGTAGCTCTTTGATTTTATCCATGACTTCAAATATTGTGCCGATTGCATCAGTCTGCATTCCACGACCCAATTGACCAGTCGTTAAGCCTAATTCTTTGACCATTTCTCTAAATGGTTTTGACTGAGTATTAGCAGCACCTAGTTTTGAAAATACAGCGTTAATGGCTGTTGATGAGGTTTCAGCTTTTTCACCCAGTGTAAGCAATGTTGAACCTAAGGCAGCTGTATGCTTGTCTGAGATTTTAACCATTGCAGCCGTACCACCAACACGTTGCATAAAGTCGATAATATCTTTACCAGATGCAATAGCATTATCATCAAGATAATTAATGGTATCTGCTAAATCTCCAATATTCTTAATTGGGATCTTATACATGTTGGCAATCTTACCCATGTCCTGAGCAAGCTGATCTACTGGTAGTTCAAAAGCAGTACCCATCTCTGCAACCACTTGAGTAAATTCAATTACATCTTTTTTAGCTACACCCATTTTGAGTGATTCAGCCACCATTGATGCAATTTCATTTGTAGCTATAGGTAGAGTCCGTCCAAGTAATTGAACTTCTTTCTGCATGTTGAAAAAGTCTTTGGTTAGCTTACCGCTTTCATCTCGTGCACCATCTAATTGTTTTGCGATACCAAGCATTGCTGTCTCAAACTTTGCAGCCATAACTACTGGTGCACCTAAAGTGACCGTAGTAGCAATTGCTGACCCAATTTGACTTGTTAATTGTTTTATTTTCTCTTGGTTCTTTACACGTGCCAATTCAACTCGATTAAGTCTTTCCTGTGCTTTAGTAAGCCTATTGAGCTCATTCGTTACAGATGAATATCGTGCACGCAAATTATCAACATTCTTACCCATGCTTCCAAAAGTACGAATGGATTCACCCAGCATAGATTGTTGTTTTTTAACGCGCTGAATCTCAGACCCAATTTTTCCAAGTTGAGATGTGGTACTACCTATTGCAGTGCGTAAAGAGCCTGCAATTTCACCACCAATCGTGATAATGGCATTTAATTTCTTACTTGACATTGCATCTGACACAATTAAACCAATGTGCCATTTTGTTATTTTTAATACCTTTTATTCATTATTCACTTATGCAAAGAAAAACCGTCTCAATTTCAATCAACGACCATGATGTAAATGATGATAGTGCAATAACATATTGTCTAATGTCATTTGCACTTAAGATGTAAAAAGTCGATAAGACTCTTGAAGTCGCTCATAACTACCCACACCTAAATCCTTAATGAATTCAGGAGTGACTTCGCAAAGATTAGCAAACATCATGACTTCTTTTTCTGCATTTGAGCCATTTTTAACCTGCATGTCGGCAGTTAGTAAGTCTTGTACAGTCGGTTCACGCATTACGATTTGGCTTACACCACCATAAGTACGTTTAAGAGTTACTGTATTTTTGCCTGAGGCTTCATCAACTTCAATATATTCTGGTTTGGTTGTCATTTTACATTCCTAATGCTGAACGAATATCTGCAAGTACATCTGTACCGTTAATAATGCGGACCATGTTAATTACATCTACTTCATGAATAACTTGACCGCCAATGGTTTGTTTGTAATACGTCAAAGACAAATCGTATTTATCTTTTGGTGCTTCACCAGCTTTTGATGTGCCTTGGTTGATTTTGACAATTTTACCCGTCAAATTATGAACGACAGCCGTTGTAGTACCATCATATGATTCCATCGCTTCGCGCACTGTAAATGAAGTTTGACTGCCTTCTTTCACACCAAACAAAGACAAGACATCACGATCATGTGAGTTAAGCGTGAAATCAGCAACTAACTTTTCCATACCCATAGTGATGTCGATTGCTGCATCCATGCCACCTGCTCGATACTCTTCAGTCTGCAATGCAAGTTCGGGCATATTGGCTTCATCTGTATTACCAGCATAGCCACGACCATCAACAAATAAATTAAAATTCTTACGAATATCCTTTGCTACACCCATCTTGTATTCAATTCAGGATCCGCCCAACATGAACCACCCAAAATAGCACCAATGTTTGTTAGATAACGTAAATAGGCATTCACACCTTCAATAACATCACTGACATAGTTTTTTGTGATGCCACGGTCTACTGCCCACAAATGTGCTGCTTTTAATGATTCATCGATCATATCTGCTGTACGCACAACACATAAAAATGCCCATTTAGCATCGCTTGATAATGTGCGGTTGCCCCATAGGCGATAACCTTGTTGTCGAATAATCGTCGCGATATTTTTTTCATTCAGTAAATTTGCACGACAATTCGCGTCGCCCATTGCAAAATCAATCGCACGAGCTGTACCAACAATACCATTAATTTCTTGGTTTGATGGAGACCACCACCAGCCACGATCATTATCTGATTTAGCAATTAAACCAGCAACACAAGCACTTGCCCATTCTTGTGAAGTTTCACCTTCAACGGATTTTAAAACTTTAGGGTCAACAAGGAATATACGTTTAGACCCGAAGTCTTTTGAGTATGCAATTGCATCTGCATCATTGGTATTTGGTCCATCGGCAACAATGACTGCTTTTAAGCGCTCTGCAATACCAATTAATTCTGCAACAACTGGATTTGAAGTGGCTGGTGTTTCATCGACTGCTTCTGTACGCGTATGTGTAAAACCAGGTGCAATTAGAATTTTAGGGACAAAGCCCGTGATGTTTTCAGATGCTAAGAATGCATGAACACCTTCATATGTACCAGTGTTTGCATCAACACCACCAATTACATTTGCTAATGTAGCTGGAGCTGTTTCTTCCT